TTAGCATCAGCCTTTCTCTAAATCCTCTACTCTTTTCATTAAGGCAGTAAGCTCTGCCTGCAGCGCGGCGATTTGCCCGCCTTGATCAACAAGTGTTCCCTTCACGGCATTTTCGATAGCGTCGTTGGAGATTGTTAAGGGGCTGTTTGCGTACGGAAATGTTTTTTTTAGCGCAGACTTCACTTCTCTGATTGCATCGGCGCCCTCTGCCACCGGGTCAGACCGTGTGGGTCGCCCCGGATCTAGGTCAGTTATAAACTCGCTCATTATTAGCCCCCTGATACCCATGCAGTGACTGAAGCCTTTGACGTGATCTTTTCAAAGGTCACATTGCCGTCAATCACATCTTTTAATAGCTTTTCGACAGCAGCGACACGCGCCTCATCCCAACCGTCTTGCACCGCAAAACTGTTCTCGAGCGTCGTTAAACGATCATCAATCTTCTTTACCTGCTCCTCGAGTCTCAGTAGGTCACCGGCAATATCAGCAAAGCCATCACCCTCAAAGATTTCTACCCACTTACCGTCACACCTAACGTAACTCTTACCGTCGTAATCGGCCTCTGGAACGTACATAAATCCGCTGGTTGATGATCCAAGCTCTGATCGATCAGCCCATCCCCCGGATATTGAACTGTCACTGGCAATTGACTGCGGAGATCCACCATCAACAACCGCGCCCCTGTGGGGTGGCACATAGCTCCACACATTCTGATTTGGATTCTTAGCCATACGCAGCACTTACCTCCATAACTGAACCCAGATCAGCGTCCGACTTGGTGCCGTTCAGCTGCCCCAGGGTTTCTTCAAATTTGGATTTCCACAGCGCAATGCGTGGATCATTCATCAGGAACCCTTCAGCGTGGCTAAGGGCGCCGTACAGGTACGCCGAATAAGCGTCCTGCAATGTATTGGTCTGGTAGTTAACGCTGTCCAGAGGGCCGTCAAAGGCGTACATGTCCACCTGCACCGGAAGATCAAACACCTCAGAAACCGGATGAAAACAAAGGTAGTTATTAATGCGCGTGAAAACGCTGGGCGTTCCCGTCCCTACCGGGAAATAACCCGCCTGCGGGGCAAGCCATACAGGATAAGCTTCGCGCCAAGTGTTGATCTTGCCGGTATATTGATCGATCCAAGGGGGTAAGTTGCCCTGAGTCAGGGGCTCCCAGCCTGCTTCTGGCTCCTCTGGTATCTTTTCATACCTTACCGGCTCGGCATTGAGGCGACGATAATACTCTGCATCGGTTACATACTGCAGCACTCGCCCACCATGCAACACGGTCTTTAGCTCTAGGGCAGCGTCAGGCAAACGAACGGCAGCATGGGTCGGGTAACCGGTCTGCGCCATCTCATATAGCACTGTTGTTTCGTTGCAGTTTGCCCTGAGCCTGCGGAACAAATCCTGCTCTGCCAGCATAATGAAGCGGGGAATCTCAGAATCGAGATCCTTCCGATTAAGGAAGGCTCTCACATCATTGATCAAGTCGTTATATGACCTCATTTGCCCGTCCTTGAGTGGCCCGGTAACAACTCAGGATAATGCTGCTGGAACCAGGCCAAAAATTTCTGTTTTGTTTGCTTGCAAGTAGCAAACCTGTGCCAGAAATCCGCTCTCTCATCTTCGGGCAAAAGCTGCTGATATTTTACAACGGTCTCCATTGGGATTGAACCCACGTATTTCCAATCTTTCTTGAAGTAATCAGATTGGTCTTGCTTGTAACGAACATGAGACTTTGCTGCCTCAGTGTCGAGGTGATAGCCACGATAAGACTTGCCGTCCTCGTATGAAAAGGTGCGGGAGCTTGCGCCCCCGACCTTCGTTACCCTGTGAGTGTAATTACTCACCCTTTGTTTGCCGCTTCGAGATCAACGCCTGTGACTGCTGCGTGTGCAGAATCATTCAGAACGGCGAATGTGCCCTCCCAAAGAATCTGCCTCTTATCTGAGTCACCGACTTTCGCGATGGGCCAGTCCGCAGTCGGACGCAGTACCGGAGTAGCTGTGTAGTTGAAATCAACCAACAGCATCGTGCCTGCTTCCATGTTGCGATCCAGAACCACATCAAGCTCACCGTAAGTAGAGACATACAGATCAATGACGTTCACGATCTTGCGCTCATTACGGATGTCACGGGTGCGCCCAGCAGCCATAGCCATAGCTGAAACAAGTCCAGCAGTCTTCGGGTCAGTGACCAGATAGCTAGGGTTGCCGCCTTCCATGTACGTGGCAAGGTGTGCATCCAGCAGCAAGCCTTCAACTTCTTCAGCGGTCTTGGCGGCAGAACCGTCAATTACCATTGTTGCAGCAAGCTGAGGCACAAACGATGCCATTTTGCGGGCAGCAGATGCGCTGCCAGCGTTCTTGGCTGTCTGAACACCAACAACCGCATACTCCTGGTCGTTAGCAAGCTCGCCATAACGCAACTCAAGCTGGTACGCCATTTCAGAGTTGCGGCCATACTTGTCTACTTTCTCTAACGTGCCTGTCACTTCCGCTACTTTGGACATGATCTGGCAAAAGTTAGATTTTTCGACGATTGGCTTTGACTCATCAGCACCAGCAACCGCGCCCTCAACATGGGCGTTCTCGCCAGCAGCGTTCAGATCGTCCTGCGACCACTCATGCAACTTGCCAGTTGCGCGGATAGTCTTGCTCATTGAAATTACAGGAGAATCGATAGGACTAATATTGTAAATTACGTCCTGAACATCCTCGGCCTGCCGTGTTTGTACATAAGTATTATCTTGTGCCATCTTTAATTCCTCCTACGGATTGGATAGCTATCCCTCAGCCCGTAGTTGCGCCTCCTTCATCGCAGCAAATGCTCCCCGTTGATTGGGGTTCTGCTCAAAATTGGCTTTCGCATTAGCAAACCGACCACGGGCATCCCGTTGGGTCATGGGCTTGTTCTGCGCTGCGGGCTTTTGGGTTTTGCGTTTAGATACAGTTTTTGCCTTCTGTCCCGCGGTCTTGAGAGAAAATGAGTCATAGATCATCTCAACAACGGCAGCGTCAGTAATGGAGTTGAATAGCTCTCGGCTTAACCCTCTAGACTCGGCATAACCAGCAAGCTGGCCGTAAAGCTCATTACTCCAGTTTGGAATAGTGCGCCTTAGCCGGGTGCGGGTTAGCTCGGCCTCTCTCTCTACCTTCAGCTTCCACTGCTGCTGTTGTTGATTATTGATCTGGTTCAATGCCTGTTGTGCCTGTGCCTCTTGGGCAAATGCCTGCTGCGCCTGCTGCTGAACCGCTCCCACTTGATCGGCCGGTACTTGCGACCAATCAATATTGCGGAAGCGCTCAGCGTTGCCGGTCAGCGCCTGTGACAGTAGACCGGCATCTCTCGCCGCCTTGCCTAACGTGTCCTCAAGCTCAAACTGCATTCGCTTTGTAGCCATCAGGTTGTCAGTCATCTCAGACTCAAACTGCTCTCTTGACTGCATGACTCGCGTGTACTCGGCTTGTAAATCCTTGTACCGCTTCTCGTAATCGTGTTCCGATTCTTCAGAATCAGCCTCGAGTGTCTCCTCTGGAGATTCGAGCTCATCATCTGCCTCATCTTCACCGTCATACGATTCACTGGCTTGACTATCCAGTACTTCGTCCGCAGGTTGGGGTGTCCCAAAATCTACCTCTTCGGGAGCCGTTCCCTCGACGTTCTCAGGTGCTGGCTGTGGCTGCGCTGAATCTCTCTCTGTATCAAGACGAGCCATTGCCTGCTCTCTAAAGCTGGGTGTGCCGCTCTCTTCGCTCACTGGTACTCCTCCGCTCTAAATTGGTTGTCATTGGCCTGCTGCTGGTCTGCCGTTTCGGCTTGGGCAACAAACCCTGCTAATGTCTGCGCGGCATCCTGCAGCCCACGCAAACGAAAATAAATCTCTTCGCGCTTCCTCGAGTGATCAACCTGAGTTGAAAGCCACTCATTAAAGTAAAAGTTGATCGTCTCCTGGTACGCTCTCCCGAATATCGGGCTCTGCAACAGGTTCTGTGCTTGCATTCCCGCTTCCAATATCTTCTGAATATCGGTTGCGGAGGAACGTCCTTCGTTTGCTGGGGGCATCTCTCTCTCCCTTTTCCCTCATGCGCTTCAAAATGAGAGGATGAATGTCCTCCCGAATCTCTTTGGGCTGCTCTTTCTCTCGTATTGCCCTCGGTAAGCTAAAAGTCATTGGCCTGCCGCCTTGCCTCGATCAATATCTAATTTCTCAATATCCACAAACTGCTCATGCTCAAACTTCTGAACGTCCATATTGTTGTCAAACATGCGATCCGTTAGATCAGTCTGCGCCTTCATTAGGCTTGCCTGGGCCGTCTGCTCAATGCCCGTGATTTGCGCGGCCGTTAGCGCCTTCTGCAACTCCAGCTGCTCAGTAGATTGACGTAGCTGCTCCATGCTTTGCGCCTGCTTTTGCTCCGACATTTGCGCAAACTCAGGTGACTGAGGGCTAATCATGTACTGGCTAGTGTTCTTTATGCCCGTCAGGTCAAATATCTTATCTAGCAGCGCGTGCTTCTGCGTCACTCCATAGATATCTGCTAGTGACGGGTCTTGCATCATGGTGTTGTGGATCATCACCAGCTGACCGGCTTGCCGCTGGGCGTCATCTGGGGTTAATGCAGCCGCAACCTCCATCTCAAGGTCATCATCTGCCCATTGGGAGGGCATGACCGGGATCATCTGCCCGCCAATCTCGATCTGATCCTGGGTTTGATCGTTCTGCATCGCCAACTTGACAATATGCTGGCTTATTGGCACCAGAAACGTCCTGGCAAAGTCTCGAGCGGCCATCGTCACCCGGCGCTTGCCGGCGGTAGTCAGTCTGTCGATCATGTCGGATGCGTTTTGGTTGCTTACGGCCGCGTCGTTCATGCCTTTTGACAGAGTAGACATGCCGTTACGCTCTTCACCGTCAGATTTGAGCAGCTGCACCACGTTCATGGTTAGCGGGCTTAACTCCGGGGTCGCCATAGGGGTCACAGAACCCGGCTGACGGCTCCAAATCACGCCCCCTATTGTGTTGTCGAGCAAGTCTCTAGGATTCTTCAGAGCGCCAACAGTGGCCTCGTAGCGCGTTGTATTGCGCATCTGCTGGTTGTCGATGATTAATCGCTTGAGAATCGACTGCGTTCGCTGAGTTTCCGACATCACGTCGGCCGTGCAGCTGCCCTCAGCGGAGTGGCTGACCTTCATCTCAGCCCACTCAAAGAATGGGATGTCCTCGCATTCCCGGATAGCCGGGGAGCCATCAGCCCAGTGCAGCACCTCACCGCATGACCAATGCACCTCATACAGCCTGACCTCATCAGCCATCATGTGGGGATCGCCGGTAACAGAGCCCTGATCAAGCCATGTCCAGGTGCGGTACACAGTGACGATCTCATGCACCCCAGTGCGGTTCTTGTGCTTTAGCTTCTGATAAGTACCGTCAAACGCCTTCCGGGACGAATCTTCATCCTGATTGCGGAATCGGTAGTCGGGCTGCAGGCCATCAATCTGCTCTGGATCGTAACCGTCCATCAGCAATCTAGCTCGTGTAACGTCCTGCTCGTAAGCTACAAACATGGCCTCGCACGGGTACGTAGCGTTGGGGTCACGGTAGTAACGCTCGGGCTCAACCAGGTGAAGCTCGATATGGCTATCGTCTTTTTGAATCTCCACAACGCCCGTCAGCATCCCTGATGGGTCAGTGACAATATTCTCATCCGCAATGCTGACCGGATTATGCTGCATTAAAACTTGCTGATACTGGTCGGGGGAAGCGCCTTGTATGTCAATAGTCTCTGATTTTAGCGCGCTTACCCACTCGACCAGCACCACGCAACGTTTTGCCACGAATGCGTCATGAAACGCATCCCTGAACAATCTCTCATAGTTGTTCTTGCGGAATACCGCATTCACGTAGGCAGTTTTGGAGTCGTCTTCATAAGGAACCCGGCTGCCACTAAATCGCACAGCATCACGATCAGTCAGAAATGTCTCACTGAATATCGCCTTTTTGCTCTCTACC